GATGACAGCAAACTACTAAAACTTAACATGGCAATGATTGACGATGTTGCTAAAACTATTAGCACATTTATGGATGATTATAAATCAATGAACGAAGAAGATCGTCCTAAAGTATTGTTTGTTGTTGACTCATTAGGTATGCTTATGTCACCAACTGAAGTAAATCAGTTTGAAGCAGGTGATATGAAGGGTGATATGGGTCGTAAGGCAAAAGCACTGAAGGCATTGGTTACTAACTGCGTAAATATGTTTGGTAGTTACAATGTTGGTATGTGTGTTACTAACCACACTTATGCATCGCAGGATATGTTTGATCCAGATGATAAGATTTCAGGTGGTAGTGGCTTTGTGTATGCAAGTTCAATGGTTGTAGCAATGAAAAAGCTGAAACTAAAAGAAGATGCAGACGGCAACAAAACATCACAAGTACACGGTATTAGAGCAGCGTGTAAGGTTATGAAAACACGTTACGCTAAACCGTTTGAAGCAGTACAAGTGAAGATTCCTTATGAAACAGGAATGGATCCATATTCAGGCATGTTTGATTTGCTTGAAGCAAAAGGACTGCTTGAAAAACAAGGTAATCGCTACAAGTATGTTGATAGCGAAGGAAATGAAACACTAGAATATCGTAAAAACTGGACAGGTGAACTACTCGAAATGATTATGGCCGATTTACCGGCAAAAGAAGCACAAATGGTAAATATCGCTAACGCAACCGACGAAGAAGTTGTGATTGATCATAACGAGGAGTTAGCTGAGAATGAATGAAGAATTTGTTTCTGATCTATGGAACTTGTTTAAAGAATATTTGGATAAAAAGCATATTGAATTAGCAGCAGAAAGATATGTAGATACTCTTATTGATTACGGAGTTTCGGATATTCAGTTGCAAGAAATGTTAGGCGGTGATAAAACACTTGATGCTGCAATTCAATATTACTTAGAGTTAGACGACGATAACGATGACGACGATTGGGATGAATAATGGGTTGGTACAGCCAAGTAAGCAGAGATATATCACAAATTCCTTCTGCTATACAATACTTTGAAACTGAACTAGTTCAAGCAAAACAAGAATGTAAGTTACACGGTAATGTTGAAAAACAAGCATCAATGATGCCAGGTATTGTCGAGCATAGATTTAATCAGTTACAAGAAATTGAAGCCATATTAGAATTCTTAAACATTGAACTGCGTAGTTTACGCAGTTCTTTTTTCAAAAAATATCTTGAAAATTATCAAAGAGCATTATCAAGCCGAGATGTAGAAAAGTATGTTGATGGCGAACAAGATGTATGTGATTATGAAAAAATTATAAACGAATTTGCACTTATGCGTAACAAATGGTTAGGTGTGTTAAAAGCACTAGATCAGAAACAATGGCAGATAACTAATATTGTAAAACTAAGAGTAGCAGGTATGGAAGATGCAAGTTTATAAATAACTTACGGAGTATAAAATATATATGGGAAAATATCGTGTTTCTGGGGTACTTAATCCAACAGAAAGTATTAAAGCAAGTAACATTACTAAATGGCACAAAGGTGATAGAGTTGACTATTGGCCAAAAGATATGATGGCTGAAAATAATGTTAACGGAGTGTTAAATGAATTGTTTTCTGCATACGGACCTCCAAAACCTATTTTTAGACCACAAGATAAAGTTTTGACTATGGGAAGTTGCTTTGCATTACGCATTAGAGAATGGATGGAAAAGAACGGAAGAGGCACAGAAGCACTTTTTATTCCAGAAGGATTAAACAATAGTTTTGCAGTAAGACAATTTATAGAATGGGCATTAACAGGTAATCGTAGTCACGATGCTTATTGGTATGATGAATTAGCAGACGGTGTAGGTAAATGGGAATCTCCTGAAGAGCAAGAACAAATAAAAAAACATTTTATCAATCACAACGGATTTGTTATTACTTTTGGTTTAGCAGAAGTTTGGAAAGACAAAGAAACCGGAGGCGTATTTTGGAGAGGTGTGCCTAATGATATGTTTGATCCCAACAAACACGAATCTGTTGTTAGTACCGTAGAAGAAAATATTGCAAATATAAAAACAATTGTTGAGTTGTTAAGAAAATACTGCGGCAATAAACCTATTATTATTACACTAAGTCCTGTACCACTTAATGCTACATTTCAAGAAAGACCATGTGTAGTTAGTGATTGTGTAAGCAAAAGTATATTACGTGTTTCAATAGACGAAGCATTAAGAAACATTAATGATAAAAATGTATATTACTGGCCTAGTTTTGAATATGTTAAATGGATTCCTAGCCATATGCCAATTGTAACATTTGGTGGCAAAAAAGGAAAGAAAATTACTGATAGTAGACATGTAGCAGAGACTGCTGTATCAAACATTATTAGTAATTTTGCTAAAAAGTTTTTTATATAAGGTGTAAGAAATGGACACTGATCTCCTTTATGGTTGGCATGTATTACAAGGTGATAGTACTCTAGAGAGAGCTTTTAATAAATCTAAAATTTCAAATATTTTAGATTATCAAAAAGATCAATTAGATACAGCAATATCTTTTTGTAAAAACTTTAGACATACTATTGACATTGGAGCCAATTATGGACTAATGTCGGCTAATATGTCTAATATATTTAAAAAAGTTTCTGCATTTGAAATAGTTCCTGAAATTAATGCTTGCTTTAAAATGAATGCAAAAAAATTTAATTTACAAAATGTAGAAATATATGACTGCGGATTAGGCGACAAAAAAGAAAAAGTTTCTATAAATTTTAATCCTAAAAGTACCTTTTCAACTCATATTAGTACAAATCAAGAAAATACTACCAAGGTAAAAATTTCTACATTAGATTCATTTAATTTTACAAATGTAGATTTTATTAAAATTGATGCAGAAGGGTTTGAACCTTTTATTATCAAAGGTGGTTTAAAAACAATTTTAAAATATAAACCTGTAATTCTTTATGAAAGAAAAGGACATGAAAAAAGATATGGATTTCAAAAAAATTCAGTACTAGATATTTTATCTCGCCATGGATATACAGAGTTAGCTAATATAGGAAGCAAAAATGCTTTGATAGGTGTGAAATGAAAAAAGTATTTGAATACTGGATGCCAGATACAGATGAACACTTTGAAAGATTAATTGCAAAAAGAGTTAAAAATGGTGGCCCGCCGCAGTATCAAGATGATGTAAGAGATGAAGCATACAAGTATGTAAGTGACTTTAACATTGCAGTTGACATAGGTGCTAATGTTGGTCTGTGGTCTAAACCTCTTACAGAAAAGTTTAACCAAGTAATAGCTTACGAACCTCTTGAGCAAGTATATTCGTGCTTAGAAAGAAATGTAAGTGGACTGCCTGTACAAATTCATAAACACGCATTAGGCAGTGTTAATGATGTAGTTGAAATGGTATTTGACGAAGAAAACACAGGCGGCAGTTTTGTTAGTGAAGTTGGCACCGGTAGTATTCAAATTAAAAGATTAGATGATTTAAATTTACCAAAGTTTGGATTATTAAAAATTGATTGTGAAAGACATGAATTAGAAGTGTTAAAAGGCGCAATGGATACTATCCTTAGATACAAACCAATTATAGTATGTGAACAGCAAGCTGACACAGATCAATGTGCAGGTATGTATTTGAAATCTTTTGGCGCCAGAGAAATAACAAACGTAAGGAAAGACTATATCTTTGGATGGTAAAATTTTATTAACTGGTTCACACGGATTTATTGGCAGTCATTACTACAAACATTTACAAAAACAAAATGCATATGTAGTACCTTACGATAAAAAAATCCGTGGTGAAGATTTATCAGATAAAACTACTACACAATTATTACCTGACTATGATATTGTAGTACACCTTGCTGCAACTAATGGCACTAAATTATTTTATGAACAGCCAACTGATGTACTAATAAATAATACACTACCAACAATAAATTTAATTGAACGTTATAAAAATACCAATACTAAATTTGTTTTTGCTAGTACTTGTGAAATATTTAATGGAGCAATTGATGCAGGTTATTACCATGTGCCAACTGATGAGCAAGTACCAGTTGTGTTTAACGACATTACGAATCCAAGATGGAGTTATAGCATTCCGAAAGCTCTAGGTGAAAACCTAGTAGCAAACAGCGGATTAGATTATTTAATTATTAGATATTTTAATGTTTATGGTCCAGGACAAGTAGATCATTTCGTCAACGAATTTGTAGAACGCTGTAAACGTGGCGAGTATTATATTAAAGGCGATGATACTAGAAGTTTTTGTTATATAGATGATGCAGTGCAAATGACTGACATTCTTATCAAAAAATCTTGTAGTAACATAGTGCATGTTGGAAATGACAACGAAGTAAAGATAAGCGTAGTAGCAAAACTTATTATGGGCTTTATGGGTATAAATCCTGACAAGTTACAAATACTACCAGGTCCAGAAGGCAGTGCAAAACGTAGATGTCCTGATACAACACTAGTACAAATGCTAACAGGATTTACTAATTATACTCCTTTAGACGTTGGACTTAAAAAAACAATAGAAAGTTTATTATGATTATAGGTGTAGTAGGTATAGGTGTTGTTGGAAAAGCAAATGTTAACGGCTTTAAAAGGTTAGGACACACCGTACTTGAGCACGATGTCAAATATAATACAGCTTTAAGAGATGTGTTGACTGCAGAAATTATTTTTATTTGCACTCCTGAAGACCAAGTTAATAATGTTGTAAAAGATATTAGCCTGTATGATTATAAAGGAGTAGTAGCAATTCGAAGCACAACTACTCCGGGTACTACAGATGAACTAATAAAAAAACATAACATAGATATTTGTTTTGTACCTGAATTTCTTAGACAAAATTATGCTGACAAAGATTTTGAACAATGTGATTTATTAGCTATTGGTACAAATAATTTAAAAATAGGACGTAAAGTAAGAAACGCTTTTGGTAAGTTACCTAAAAATGTAGATTATATGATGCCAGCAGAAGCAGAAATATTGAAATTATATAATAACTCTTATGCAGCACTTAGAGTTGTGTTTGCTAATATTATGTACGATATTGCCAACAAATATGATGCAGATTATAGTGTTATAAAAAATGCGTATAAAAAAACAAATAAAACAAGTGGAAATTATTTAGATGTAAATAAAAATTTACGTGGTTATAGCGGTGCCTGTTTACCTAAAGACACTTTAGCTCTTTCTAAATTAATTAATGATCTTAAATTAGATTACACACTTGTACAATCGATTCATAACGATAATTTAAAATTACCAAAAAATAAAACTTAGTAAAGTACGCATATAAATACTACATGAAAGTAGTACTAGTTACAGGTGGTTTCGATCCACTACATTCAGGCCATATTGCCTATTTTAAAGCAGCACGAGAATTAGGTGATCATCTTGTAGTTGGTCTAAATTCAGATGCATGGCTAACACGTAAAAAAGGCAAACCATTTATGCCAATCGAAGAGCGTATTGCTATTGTAAAAGAATTAGCATGTGTAGACGAAGTTATTACATTTAAAGATGATGATAATAGTTCCTGTCTTGCAATAGGATATATTTTGCAAACAAAAGCAAGCAAGTGGAAACTTATTTTTGCAAACGGCGGCGATAGAACCAACACTACAACACCGGAATATGAAACTTGGGGAGATCATCCTGATGTTGAATTTGTTTTTGGTGTAGGCGGCGAAGATAAAAAGAATTCAAGCAGTTGGATACTCAAAGATTGGAGTCAACCTACAACAGAACGTGCTTGGGGCAAATACACTATATTAGATAAAGGTGAAGGTTGGCAAGTTAAACAACTTGAGTTTGCAGCAGGTAAAGCACTTAGTGATCAACGACACTTTAAACGCAGCGAACACTGGCACGTTGTTAATGGCGTTATCAATATGTTCCTTGAAGATAAAATAGGAAGAAGAACTAGCACACTATTAACGCCAGGTGATAGTATTGACATTCCAATAGGCTATTGGCATAAGGCTGTAAATTTAGATAACAAAGCAGCAAAAGTTATAGAAGTCTGGATGGGTAAAGAATTAAGTGAAGAAGATATAGAAAGAAGAGATTAATGAAAGTATTTGTAGGATGGGATAGCAGAGAAGATATTGCTTATCAAGTTTGTAAAAGTAGTATTGAAGAAACAAGTAGTGTACCTGTAGAAATTATTCCATTGAAACAAAAGTCACTGAGAGGTGACGGTGTATACACTCGTGAAATAGATCAACTCGCAAGCACAGAATTTACATTTACAAGATTTTTAATTCCGCATTTGTGTAACTATGAAGGTTGGGCATTGTTTATTGACTGCGATTTTGTTTTTCTAGAAGATATTAAACTGCTTTGGGATCAACGTGACGAAAGCAAAGCTGTAATGTGTGCTCATCATGATTATACACCTAAACCTGGGTCAACTAAAATGGATGGACAAGTACAACACGCTTATCCAAGAAAAAATTGGTCGAGTATGATGCTAATAAATTGTGGTCATCCTAGTAATGCTAAATTAACTTTAGATGTAGTAAATGACATGGCAAGAACTGGTGCATACTTTCATAGATTTAGCTGGTTAAAAGACGAAGAAGTAGGTGAGCTTAGTCATGAATGGAATTGGCTAGTAGGTTGGTATGAAGAACCGGTTGATGGAAAGCCAAAAGCACTACATTACACAGAAGGCGGACCTTGGTTTGATGATTATGCTACCTGTGAATATAATATAGAATGGTATAGAGCTCATATTCAATATGCTAAAAAAATGGAGCAAAGTTATCAATATAAGTTATATAGGGAACGTAACAAAGAAATAGATGTCGACGATTTATCCTATACGGAGTCAAAAAAAAAATTAATTAAGCAATTTTTAAATAACTTAATTGATCCTAACCAAGTTTATTTTAAAAATGAAACAATAGAGAATAGTGATGATATGGGAATAAAAACTGCTGCAATTGCTGTGCAAAAAGAAGAATTTAATTTAGAAAAAAAGGGATTAGAATACGATCCTTACTTGAAGGCATTTATAAACGGCAGTGGCGGTTTTATCAGCAACTTTGATAGAGAACAAGATACAGATAACACTCTTGTTATTAGAGGCTTAGGCGGTGGTGGACAAAAAGCAATAAAATATTGTTTAGAAAATAAAAGAGATTTCTACGCAATCGATACTGGTTATATCCAACCAGGAACAAAAAAAGAATATCATCGTATTACAAAAAATGGTTTACAAGCATTAAATTTTAAACCTATGGCAAGCGATCGTTTAGCAAAATTAAATTGGAAACCTGGCAAACCAAAAACTGGAAGTAAAATTTTAGTTGTTCCTCCAAGCGAAAAAGTTATGAAATTTTACAATCAAGATCTTGATGCTTGGATGAAATTAACAATTGAAAACATTAAAAAACATACTGATCGTCCTATTGAAGTTAGATTAAAACCAGGAAGATCAGAAAGAGTTACAAAAAACACAATTTGGGATGCTATGGCTAATGATGTGTATTGCCTAGTAACATTTAATAGTATTGCTGCATCAGAAGCATTCTTATTTGGATTGCCTGCTATTGCACTAGCACCAAATGCTGCTAGTGCATTTTGCAATACTAGTATTGCAGACATTGAAAACAATTTACGTATACCTCATAGATCAACACAAGTAGAACTTGCAAATTTTTTAAGTTATAATCAATTTACACAAGCAGAAATGAAAGACGGAACAGCATGGAGAATTCTCACAGAAAATTATGAAAGTAGTTAGTTATCTAAGTGTTGTTCCTACTAAAAACAGCAATCAACAAAAAACAGAATTACTAAGAAGGTATGTAGAAGGCGTTCAAAAAAATGGTGACACTGGTATACTACACACAGGCTATCAACTTATCCCTGCAGATGTAGCAGTAATTCAAGGATGGGTGTATGAAAATAAAGCACCTGTACATTTAAAGTTACGTAATGATGTTATAGAATATCAAAAATTGCGAGACAGGTATACGTGTGCTGCTGATGCAAATTTATTAAATTATGCAAACAAACAAAATCCATTAGGATATCTACGGTATAGTTTTAATGGAGTTTTCCCTCATACTGGAATATATTGTGATAATAACATAGATGTTCAACGATGGAATAAAATTTCTGCAAATTATAAGATAAAGATAGAACCAACAAAAAGAAAAGGTAAATGGATTATACTTATGCTCCAACGAAACGGAGGTTGGAGTATGCAAGGAGAAGATGTACAAGATTGGGCATTAAAAACTATAAAAAGAATACGCAAATACACAGATAGACCTATTCTAATAAGAGCACATCCTGGCGACCAAAAAGCACAGCATTATCTAAATGAAAGACGCACTAGACTAAAAAATTTACCAGGAGTAAAAATATCTCCAATTGGCAGAAGTTTAGAAGAAGATTTAACTAAATGTTGGGCAGTTGTAAATCATAATAGTAGTGCAGTAGTTGGTCCTATGATACAAGGCTATCATACATTTATTACAGATGCAGGAGCAAGTCAATGTAGAGACGCTGCAAATACCGAATTGCGGTATATCGAGAATCCTTTAGAATTTGATAGAGAAAAATGGGCTCAACGAATAAGTATGTTTACTTGGAACTTTGCAGAATTATCATCTGGTGAATGCTGGTCACATATGAAAAATTATTGCCAATAAGATTCATTGCGTTGCACAATTAAATCTTTAGGTTTGTTACTTTTACCTACTTCTTTTCTGTCACCTTTTAGGTGATCAAAATATTTTCCTAAATCGCTATTAATCATAGGATGTCCTTCACCGTTAATCAAGTTACCACTTATATTGTAATACTTGCTTTGAGGACTTTTACTTTGTATTGTTTTTCTAACTTCTTCAAATACATAACTATCGTGCCATTCTTCCATTTTGAAAATTCCGTTTTCTGCATCTTCGTAAACACGTTCAAATTCTTTTAAAAAGTTTTGCCCAATTTTAGTTTTCAAATTAATACCGTAGAAGCCGCACTCTGGCCATTTCTTACCTCTACCCAAATAGCTCATCCATGCTTGTTCTGGACAAAATCTTGCAATGTCGTTGTATGTTGCAGGTGAATGTACATATGTATCTGCATCTAACCAAATTAACCAATCTGTATTACAACGTTGTGCAGCATCAAACACAGCATACACTTTGTTAGCAAAACGTATGGCATGCCATTTAAATTCTTTATGCCAGTCTCTTGGTCTACGTGCTTTTATCTCAGGTGGACATTTACCATTTGCTTTTGGTACATTTTTCCATCGTTCCTTAAACGCAACAAGTTTTGGAAGTTCTGCTTTTTGATCTAAAATTATAATACGACTATCATTTGTTTGCGGTATGCAATCTTCTGCATATAAGTACAATGTAAATTGTTTATCAATGTTTTTACTAAAACTATCGATAAATCGTTGCCCGTACAAGTCAAGTACAGGTTTATGAAAAGTTGAAACAAATGAAATAGTTTGCACAATAAAGTCCTTGTTAAATAATACTGGAGTATTTACAAATGAGATTTAGTTTATTTCCGCAATTTGGTGCAATGAACAGCAAACCTGTCTTTGAAGCATTTGAACACAGCTTACGCAAAGCTGGCCATATGGTAGAATACGATAGTATGCACGCCGATGTAGCTGTTATATGGAGCGTGTTATTTCACGGCAGAATGGCTGCAAATAAACCTATTTGGGATTACTATACAAAGACAGGTAAAAAAGTTATTGTATTAGAAGTTGGCGGAATCAAAAGAGGAACAACATGGAAGGTAGGACTTAATGGTATTAATCGTGATGGTTATTTTGGCAATACTGGTGCCAGCGGTGATCGTGCTACTGCGCTCGAAATAAATCTTAAACAATGGAAAGACGAAGGCGATTATATATTAATATGCGGCCAACATGATAAAAGTCTACAATGGCAGAATATGCCACGTATGAGTCATTGGATAATGAATATAATAGATGAAGTACAAAGGTATTGTGATAAACCAATTGTTTTTAGACCACATCCAAGATGTAGATTAGATCACATTGAAAGACAATACAAAAATGTTTATAGAGACGATCCTATAAAACTTGATAATACATACGACGACTATAATTTAAGTTTTAAAGATTGTCATGCTGTAATAAGTTGGAGTAGTAATCCAGGACCGCAAGCTATATTAGCAGGTGTTCCAGTTTTTTGTGGTCCAAGTAGTTTAGCATATGATGTAGGTAACAAAGATATTAGTACAATAAAATATCCATTAAAACCAAATAGAAAACAATGGCTTAACGATTACGCTTGGACTGAATTTACTATAGAAGAAATAGCCAACGGTATCCCTTTGAAAAGATTGACTTCTCGCTTATAATTTGTTATACTTAACGTATGGAATTTATAGAAGATTATCTACAACATATTTGTGAAAAAAAGCTAGATAGCTTTAACAGGGTTGATTCAATTTACTTTAGTATTTACAAACAAGTTACTAAAGGAATTGGATTGACAGATAGGCAATACAATCTTATACACAAAAAAATAAGTGAATATTTTGACATTAGCGTAGATGTACAAACAAAAATACCTATGCGCAAAATTGATAGAAGCAAGTATATAAAGTTAGTTGATACATCAGATGTCTATGGACACGATAATGTTTATGAAAGTTACAAATCTAAATGGACATGGATTAAAGTACGGTTTCCTTTTAGTAAAAAAGATATTTGTAAAATTGAAAAATTAAAATATGATGTTGGCATAAGTGAATACTATCATAGTAAAGGTTCTCACGAACACTATTTTAAATTGTCTTACATTAATGCATTTCATGTTTGTAAATATTTTAAAAATACAGAATTTGATATTGCAGATGATATTTTATTATATGCAGATGAAACAAAAAAAGTATTAGAAAACAGAGACAATCATGTTCCTATGCTTAGTGGAAATACAATAATCAATGTACATGATAACATTACTAATCTAACAAAAAATTTAACTTACATACAAAAAGTTGATCAACATATAAGATACGGTTATGAAATACAAAGAATTAAACCACGCTATCTTATAGAAAAAATTGCATATAGAAATAATCGTATTGTTCCTGTTGATCCAAATGAAAACAGCCTGTATGATATTGCAAAAGCAATAAATACTTTGCAAAGATTTCCTTTGCTTGTATTAATTGATACTGATTTACCAAATTCTAGTATGTATGAACAAATAGTAGAATGGCACACTGCTTTTTCTAATTTTGTTGAAGTTAAACAACAAAGTGTTTTGTTTAGAGTAGAAACAAAAGATATTGAAAATAATTCATTAAATGATTTTGTAAAAGATAAACAACTAAACAATTGGGTTGACGAAAACACAAAAGTAGTGTATATTAAAAAGAACAAATTACCTAAATTACTAATCGATAGTTTTAAACCAATTTGTGCTGTTAGTAAAACTGCTACAAGATGGGGTGGTAATTTAGGTGCGTATGTAGATCATAATTGTGATTGTGTTATTGTACATGAAACAATCGATTATGGATTTTACAAAGGAAGATTTAGTGACAACCTGTAAACTTATTATCGAGGATGAAGTAAACATCAAACTAGAAGGATTAGATGTAGATGTACGGAGAAAGTTATCAAATGCTCTCAAGTTCGATGTGCCATACGCACGATATATGCCGCAGTATAAACTTGGACGTTGGGACGGCAAAGTTGCTTTTTTTGGTATTGGGGGTACAGGCTATGTTAATCATCTTGACGTCATTGTGGATGTACTTGAAAAAAACAGAGTAAGCATTGTAGACATTGAAGACAATCGTCATCCTATTCAACTTGACTTTCCACAAGTAACTGAACGTTATTGGGCAGATCAAGGTGTATGCTGGCCCAAAGGTCATCCTGCAGAAGGCGAAGAAATCATTCTGCGTGACTATCAAGTAGAAGCAATCAACAACTTTGCAAACAATCCACAAAGCCTACAACAGATTGCTACAGGGGCAGGTAAAACTATTACAACAGCAACACTATCACACATGAGTGAAAAGTATGGACGCAGTTTAGTTATTGTACCTAACAAAAGTCTAGTTGAACAAACTGAAGAAGACTATATTAACTGCGGCTTAGATGTAGGTGTATACTTTGGTGATAGAAAGATGTTAAACAAAACACATACTATTTGTACATGGCAAAGTTTAAACATACTTGACAAACGACACAAAGATGGCGAAGCAGTATTATCACTAGCAGAGTTTTTAGAAGGTGTTAGCACGGTAATTGTAGACGAGGTACACCAAGCAAAAGCAGAAGTATTAAAAAACTTACTAACACGCAACTTGCGTAATGCTCCAATACGTTGGGGATTAACTGGCACCATACCTAAAGAGAAGTTTGAATTTGAATCAATACATGCAAGTTTAGGTCCAGTTATTGGAGAAATTACAGCAAAAGAATTACAAGACAAAGGTGTACTATCGCAATGTCATGTTAATATTGTACAACTTATTGATACGGTAGCACATAATAATTATCAAGAAGAATTAAAATACTTAACAACAAATAAAGCAAGAATTGAATATATAGGCAAATTATTAAACACGGTAAAACAATCAGGCAATACTCTAATACTTGTTGATAGGATTTCAGCAGGCGAGATCCTACAAGAACTTATTCCAGGATCTACTTTTGTTAAAGGTGATGTTAAACTAAAGGATAGAAAAGATGCATATGACGAAATCAACACGGCAGATAATCAAGTGGTTATTGCCACTTATGGTGTTG